TACTGGAATGCTAAATCGGTTATCGTTTGTGTCTTTGAACCAATAACTAAACGTAGTTTTTCCTTTTTGATTCTCGTCCAATACCTTGATAAACGTCAATGTGACGGGGTCATTACTAGATACATACTTTTTAATGTTGTATGTTTCAGAACCAAATACATCATTGATTAGACCCATATCATGCTCATAGAAGAAAGGAAGTTTGCAAATCAAACCCACAGTCTTTTCTGTGATAGTGAAAGAAGGAACCCAATCAACTGCAACAAACTTTTCTAAATCTTGCCTAAACTTTGTGGGCTGTTCCCCGCGCAATCGAAGAAAGACAAACTTTCCGCGATAATGTCTACGAATTTCATCAGCTAACTTGCGGTCAACATCATTTGTTTTCTTTAGAATTTGATTCTGATGGTTCATAAGATTTAAAAATCTTACGTCAGTATCGTAGTCTTCGCTATTAGGATTAGCAAAGCGAAACAACGTACAACTCAAAACCAACGGGTCTTCAATCGTAGGTACTTCGTTTACTTCGTTTACTTCGGTTTGTTTTGATGCTATGGGCCATGTGATAGCAGTATCAAAGACCGAAGCTAATGTTGCAAGTGCGTGTGTCATATTCTATATCTACTATGTTATAGGTTAAAAATCAAGTATGTAGTTACCCAATTGAGATATCTTCCATACCAGCGGTTCTTAGACGAACTACATGCCCAAGCATAAAGTTCTTTGACTCTAGTGCCTTGATAATACCTGTCCACTTGTTACGAAGCAAGGCTACTTCGTTAATCAATACTTCATAATCGATAACTTCATCCTCACCATCAACATACTTTTCAGCATCACGGCTAGATAAGTTACGATTATACTTTTCAAGATACTTTTGAAAATGCTTTCTACGAATCTTACGCAGTTGAATTTCTAGGTACCGTAATACCGCTTCAACCTCTTGTAATTGATTGAAGCGGTATTCAGTTACGCCTGGTAGTGAGGAAATGTTCTTTTCAACATTTCCTTGCACCTTAACATCACTCTTTGCCGAAATCAACTCACCTTCATAATGAGTAATGAAGTCCGGCAAATAGCTTAAGTCAGATGTTACCTTGCTGTACCAAGTCATTAGTAGTCTTCGTCCTCGTCGTAAAAATCGTCTAGGTCAATATCGTCAAAGAAGTCATCATCATCTGATTCGTGATAATGACCGTCTTCTGGAGTTTCTAAATAGAAATCAAGTGCTTCTTTAATGTCCTTGTCACCGCGGAATGCTGACTTAATTTCATGTGCAGTAGCAACCTCTTCTTCAACGAGATAGTTGACTAGAGTTTCAGCAGCACCGTCAGTATCACCTGCTTCGATGCTCGGCTTCAATAGCTTCCAAACTTCATTGATAAGAGATAAGCTCATTCCGCAACATCCTCTTCTACTGCTGCTGCTTCTTCCGCAACAATTAATTTAGAATTCTTACGTTCGAATTCTTCCATGATAGCGTCAAGACAGCCATCATCGTTTGCTTCCCAACCCTTACGGAACTTCTTAATGATAGTTCCATCTAGCTTAGAATATACGAGTGAGTTACCTTCCTTGTTGAGCATCTTCAATGCTTCACACATATCAGTAAGACCTGAGTAAGGACTCATGCCCGTTGTGTAAGGAATCTTGACTTGAACAGATTCAAACGGCTTTGCGTAACGAGTTTTCATTACCTTACAAGCAGCACGAATACCATTAACCTGACTCACCTTGTTGCCGTCTTCGTCTTCCTTAAGCTTGAGCTTCTTCATAGCAACAACAATAGATGATGCATAGATGAAGCCCTGACCACCTGAAATCTTATCATCAGGGTCAAACATATCTTGTGATGCATAAGTGTGATTAGTAGCAACAAGACCAACATTATTTGAACCAAACATGTTTACACAGTTACGAACGAGTGAGGTCAGTGCCTTAGGCTTACGACCCATGTCACCCTTCATATCACCTGCTTCGAACTGATTAACATCAGTCGGAGTGAGCAACATACCGAGCGAGTCAATGACGAACAGAACCTTAGGCTTGTCTTCTTCATTCATAGCTTTATAGCCCTTCATGAAGTCAGAGATAGTCTTTGCAACGTCATCAATCATTGCCATGTTCATCTTGAGGAGCTTGTCTTCTCCTGTGTCAACACCTAATGCATGAAGCCATGATTCATCAAGTGCGTTTTCACTGTCGATTAGTACAACGTAGATACCCTGTTGCTGGGCATGTTTTACAATATTTCCTGAGCAGATGTAGGATTTACCTGCACCTGATTCGCCGGCGAAGACTGTAACTTTGCCGAGAGGAATACCTTTATTAAAATCACCACTAATACGGTAATTGAGTGCATAATTGCCTGTGCTGATCCAATCAGTTGGATCATTAAAGCCAATGCTAAGACCATCGATAGCCTTAGTAATATCTTTTCGAAACTTTGAAATGTCAAACGGTTTTGCCAAAATAGCCTCCTTATCTAATAATTTTTAATAACTTATCATGTTGCGAATTTTTTTCAAGTAGTTCGGGACTATTTTCTGCAAGTTGGTCTAAGTTGTAGTCACTAGGATAGTGACGCAAAATTGATCTTGCGCGGTCACGAACAATACTTGGAACACGAGGGGTTTTACCTGGATCGCATAACTCTTCCAGCAACTTTCTACTTTGCTTAAGAGCCCTGTACCTGTCTTCTGGTGTAGTCATTGGGGTTCTCCATAAGTAATTGGGGGAGGTTTTAAGCCTCCCCCAATCCAAGTTACTTGGTCTGACGAGCGCGGATCATTGCAAGAATGTCCTGTGCCTTGTCACTTGAAGTAGACTGTTCTGGAACCTTGATTGGTTCGTCAACTTCGAACGGAGGAGTGTCATCTGACGGTACCTGAGCATGTCCACCATGCGATGGCTGATAATCAACTACTTTCGGCGGAACCGATTCGGTAGTTGCGGTGTTTGAATTACCAGCAGGTGCATCAACACCATATGGACGATAGTATGCGCCCCACTTATCAGCGTCATAAGGACGACCATCAACCGATGCTTCGAACATTTCCTTAATGACACGAAGCTCTGACTCGCTTGGCTTCTTTGGCAAGAAGTCAGCAAGATTGAACAAGCCATGTGCTTCGATAGCAGCCTGTTCAGCTTCGGTAAGTGAACTTTCCTTACGTGCCCAATTAGATGTAGAATAGTCAGCATAACCACCCTTAGTAGTCTTCTTAACAGTGAAGTCAAGACCACGCTGATAGTCAGTTGGCAATTCTTCAATCTCAGGATCCATCAAGGATGCTTTAATGATAGTAAAGATTTGTGGAGAGATAATAAAACGTCGAATCGGATTAGCTGGCGACGTATCATTGCCAATCGGATTAGTACGAACAAAGCCCTGGAAGAGATACGAACGCTTCTTCCAATACTTGTTAGCGAGTTCCTTAAGAGTGTCATCCTTGTACCAAGGACGAACTTCTGCGAGAACTGGGCAGTTTTCACCATACATTTCTACGCAAGGAACTTGAACAGTTACTTGCTTAACGTTGGGGTCACCCTTAACGCCATTGAAGGGGAGCTTGATGATTTGACGTTCTACCCAAAAGCCCCATTCATTGTTAGGGTTGCCATCGGGAAGGAAGCGAATAGTTGCAGTAGCACCTTCTTCCATATTCCAATGAGGATAGATTGCGTTATCAGATTGTGTGCCAGAAGACTTGTTCTGACCACGGTTTTCTTGGGCTGCCAAACGAGCCCGGATTTCTGCTAGACTTGCCATTTTGTTTTCTCCTTTTAAATGTGCCTATGTTGAGCCTAAATGTGTTTTTGTGTTTTGTTGTCGGAGACAACTACACACAAGTTATGTTATAACTCATGTGCAGTGTATTTACAAGTTAATTGGGTGCATAATATATTATTATATTACGTTATGCACCCAAAATATAATTATCTTTTGAATCTAGCCATTTCGATGATACGAGCTAGTGCCGGATCAATCTCTGTTGATTCGTTGGCGCCGACTAGCTTGCCGATGTTGTTGTTCTTTACTTTTTCTGTAGGACCAAGCTGACCTACACGCTTTTGGTTTGCGTCTAGGTCTTCTGATACATCATCGCCACCTCTGATTTTCTTAGCAAGTGTTTTTAATTTTTCAACTGCATTATCAGGGACATCTGCGTAACTATCATGTCCCATTTTCTTTGCGGCTTTGCTTAATGATGTGATGTGGCTCATCTTACCATTGTCATCACCTCGTGGGGTATGGCGTAATGTGCGGTCTGCTTGGCCCATATCAACTTCTTCAAGATCAAATGCTTTTAGATTTGACTTTTCAGTAGATTGGTTATGCGATAGTGTTTCTGCGCCGGGAGCTTCAAGCATCTTGTCAGCGGGTACTGCTAAACTTTTAGTAGTTGAATCCATTTCTTTTTCTGCTACCGCTTGAGGTGCCATGCTGATAAAGTTTTCATCAACATCGCTGTTGAATGATTTGTCAAGAGCCTTTCTAGCAATCTTAACTGCCTGTTTAGCAGCCATCATTTTAGCAGCGTGTTGTGGCTTACCTGCATGGTCATCGCCCTTGCGATGTCCCTGACCACTATATGGGTTAGCTTCTGGACTCTTATCCATTTCATTTACATCGTTTGCAGGGGTGCGTTTGTGTTTTTGATACTCACGATTGCGATTGCGGATTGCTTCTTCCTGCTCAAAGTCTTCAATTGATGGGATCCAGCTATCATCGTCATCGTCATGCTTCTTTTTCTTGAACGGGATAACATCCCCTTCTTGAACACCGAAAAACTTAGCTAATTTACCAGTTCTCTTTTTTTCGGCATCAACTTTAATTCTATCTAAGGGTCCTGGACCAGATCCGGCAACTTTTGGTTTAGAATCGGCATCTTTCTCTTGCTTCTTAGCTGGCTTCTTGTCATCCATGTCTAATTTTTCATTAATGACACTATCTGCCCATTCTGCTAACGAGTCTACTTCTGGAACAGCGGTCTCAGACACCTTCTTATGCAATCTAGATAGAATTGGCATCACCGATTCAATTCT